AGCAACTTGCTCTCACCCACCTCGGCAGCATAATCATCATAGTCTTGTGGCTCAACAGCAATCTTATAGGGAACACCCATACGGTCAAGAGACTTACGAGTGCCGCCAGTCTTTGCTCTTCCTTTGGATACAATATATACGGGATACTTGGGATTAATCATCTACAACCCACCTCAACAAACGATTTGGCACCCTATCGTCTTTTGGATAGAAAATGCTCTTGGTCTTCACTGTGAGATTCTGCTCTATCAGCTTCTGAAACTTCTCATAGTCTTCCTTTGTCTTGAACTTTACCAGCAGTTCTTTGTAGTTTGGGTCAGCTTCTTGCTCAAACTCTGGCATGCCTACCCAGTGCTTCTCCCAAGGCTCTTCATCTTTGATGCCAAGGAACTCGTTTAGTGTACCCTTCTTCTCAACTTCCGCTTTCTTACCAACGAAGTTATCATAATCATCTGACATGTTGTCTCCTTACCCGAAAAAATCTTCTAGTGTTCCTTGTCTTCCATCACCACCATCAATGCCCCATTGTATCTTGTCTGTTATGAAGCGCAGTGGCTCAATGAAGCTCTTCTCAAATTGCTGTGGTCTATCTATCAATTCTTCCATGCCGAACTCTGTGGGAAAAGAGGTCATGAATGACAATGAGCTTGATTGATACTTGTTTGGCTCCTTGAGGGCAATAAACTTTACCTTGTCACCCTCTTGTATAAAGGGATACTTAGCGGATAGGTTATTCTTCTCCACCAAATAGTTCATGAGTATCGCTCCCTTTGTATGTATGGGGGCACCCTTCTTGAAGAAACCATACTCCACAGTCTCGCCGCTTATCAAGTCCATTGTGCTTTTAGATGTTGCAGTGTATTTCTCGACACCATTACAACTACGGGGATACGCAATGTCCTCTGGTGGTAGGTTCATGAACTCCTCACGAAAATCTTTGATGAATGCATTCAGTTCTTTCTCATCACCATTGATGATGATCTTGAGTGCTTGCTTGATCTTCTCTCGACATGGTGCAGGAGTAGATGACTTGACTGCTTCGATACCCATGATCTTTAGATATGGTTCTTTGAACCGCACACCTTCCATGTCCCACACATTGAGGATATAGCGTTTCTTTGCTGTCCATATACCAGTTGATGCAATAGCTTCTCTAGCCATCTGCATCTTCTGGTCATATGCGTTCATACTCTTAGCAAGAGCTTGATAACTTTTCCCAATAAAAGGTTCCAACTCCTCTTTTGCAAACTTGTCCAAGAACTCGACAATTCGCTCATTTGTTGCTCCCGATTGAAACACCTTCCCAACCAGAACGTCAAAAGTGATATATACCGAGTCTGTATCGCTCGCAATAACGTAGTCAACCTTGTCAGTTTTAAGAATCCTGTTGAGGTATATGTTAAAAGACTTTTCAACCCATCGTATAGATAGTTGGCCAGCTGTTGTAATTGCTGTAGCGACCAAGAGATCAAAATAACGAAAGTAGTTATTACCAATTGCGCCATAAGCGGAATTAAGAGAAATCTTCTTCGCCATTTGGATGTTGTCATACCTAGATATCTTCTTGAGTAGTGCGGGGTCACCAGTGTTCTCATACTCCTGTTTAGCTTCGAGCAGAAGTTTCTTATATTTGACACGATCATTATATACATTCTCCATTATCTCTGGCAGAAATCCTTTGACATCCCTACGGAAAAAAGCACCGTTTGGAGTCATACAATACTCTGTATCATTCTTGATTTTCTCATCAAGAATGCCATCCACCATACCCTCTTTCACTTTACTGCCGGGTACAAGGGTTTCTGGTGAGATGTTGTATTGCATGATAAGGTGTGGATACAGTGAGTTCAAGTCAAATGACATGACCCACTTGTGCATACCCACTTGAGGGTCTTTGACATATGCACCCTCAAACTTCTCTACCTTCTCCTGTTCCTTCTTCTGTGGAATCACAATGTTCTTTTTGCGTAGGTGGTTGTATATCACATTGTCCCAATAACGCACCTGACCCAGAACATCTGTAAAGTTTACCTTACCATCATATGCCATAGTCAGACACAACTCAATGAGTCGCATCTTGTCCTCTAGCTTGTCCACAATCTCCACATCTTGGATGTTGTATTCAATGAATGACTGGTAGTCTTTCTGATACCACTCTCTGAATGTGTCATATGGATTACCATCCTTCCGCTCACCTAGCTCCACAAACGCAATATGGTCTAGTGTGTATCGTTCTTGACTTGTGTATGTAAATTTGCGATACAGGTCAAAGAAATCAAGAGCGGATACACCCTGTATGCTGTAGACTTGATGCTTGCGCCCCATCTGATACACTTCCTTGGCAAACACGTTGTTCCAAGGTGACAGTTTGTGCATGAAGTCTTCACCGAATAGGTTCTTGATACGGTTGCAGATGTAAGGGATATCGAAAAACTCTGTGTTCCAACCAGTGATAATGTCTGGATAGATCATACGCCACTCGTCAAGAAACTTGATGAGCAAGTCATCCTCATCTCTGCACAAGCGGTAGTCTACATCCTCACGATAGTTCTGAAACTCATGAAGACCCCAGACAACAATCTTCTTGTTCTGGTGGTTCTTCATTGTGATTGACAATAGTGGCTCTGCGGCATCCTGTGGATTAGGAAAACCGTTCTCACATTCCACCTCAATATCAATGGTCACAATAAGGATTTTATCCTTATCCCAAGGCACATCATTTGGATACTCATCACCAATATAACAATAGGGATACTGTGTGTTACCAAATACAATATTTTGATTTGCACTCTGTTCAACCCATGCTTTCGCTTCCTTTATGGAGTCGAAGTTCTTGGGAAGCACATCCTGGCCATCAAGAGTCTTGTATCCTGTGTATTCATGCACTTTATTGAATAATGTAGGTCGATAGTTGACCCGCTTGGATACTCGTTGACCGTCCTCGACACCCCTCACTAGAAGGGAGTTGCCACGCTGAATCACATTTGTATAAAATTCCATTATAAAAGTATATCACCTGTGTGGTTAATTGTCAAGTCTCTCTTTTCTTTCCGATATTATATTTTGTCTCCAGCAACCATTCATTTTTCTCTTTGTATGTTAGGATTTTGATTTGACTTAGTGGTGCTGCTTCATATGGGCTTTCACTCATTATTTGAATCAACCCCCAATCCTCTAACAGATTTGCGATTGTGTTCCTGCGAGACAGATCGTTTGTTGATATGTTGGTTCTCTTTCCATCCAGAGCAAATAGCTCTTTGAAATGCACAATGTAATACCGGCCTTGCTTGTGTAGGATATGACAGGATTGATACAGTTTTTTCTCTTTTCGAGAAGCAACACCAATGCGTGATAATGTCTCTCTGACCTTTAGAAAATCGTCGGGTTCATTTAGACCCACTTCAAGTAGTTGCTCTTGTGTCCAGTTAATTTCTTCCATCTCTTCCACCTTTTCTCATCTTTTGTTTTATGGCAGAAATCTGTTCATCATTCAGTAGGTCAAGAGCAACCTTTGCTTTCTCGTTGTTGTATCCATAGAACTCTTTAACATACTCTAGATTCTCTAATTTCGTCGCCTTCAGCCAAGGGGTGTATCTTTTCCTTGGACGCAGACTATTTATCAAAAAATCAAACTGAAGTTTTTTGTCTAGGTGGTGAAACTGGTTGATCTCGTTTACTAGCATGATTGTGTCTTGAAATGGTGCAACACACTTATTTACGACAAATGGCGGATACTTCTTCTCCCATGTCTCATCCTCGTCATCCATGAGCTTTTCTTTGGTAGAGTTTACCGCATTGAGATAGTCTTTTAGTTCATACATGTTACACCTTCCACCCTTCACCTATGTCTGTGCTATCAAACACTGGCTCTGCAAATGTGTCTTGATTAGAATCAGCAAGACCTTGTTGCTCTGCATCCTCTACATCATACAACTTCATCTTTGCCCTGTCAATACCAATAACGAATCTTTTATTGGTGGTAGGGTCATTGTATCGGTTCTTGAGTTGCTTCACCGCAATCTGGTTCAGTTCGTCAAGTTCCTCATTACTAATGAG